CTCTGGGCTTTGCCGCTTCACAGCGGGTATAAACGCAGCGGTCGATTACTCGGGCTGCGGGACCGGCTGAGCCTGCATGCCACCGCCAGCGGCGATGATGCTTGAAAGCTCAATCGGTATTCCTTCACAGGCAAGAACGACTGCCTGTAGTGAGCGGATTTGGCTGGCATTGTCCGGGTCAACTCCACCCAGTGCTTCCAGCGTCCGCTGTTTGAGCGCTGCGATTGCCTCCGTTAGCAGCGGCTCGTGGTTCAAAAGCCTGTCGGCCTCTCTGGCGCGATGAACGTCAATCTCAGTCAGCATCCATTGCCTCGTTAGCCTCTGACTTCTGCATGGCGTTGAACATAGTCGTATTTGCAGCGATTGTCATCTTTTCCCGCTCAAGTGTGAGCCGGTTGTTCATCTCTGCCATAGCAATGGCATTCTCGCTCTGGAGCTTGGCATAGAAGCGCTGGTCCTCACGATCCTGCTTGAGCGTCTCAAGCGCCATCTGACTTTGGAGCGTAGCCTGAGTGGCGGCAAGGTCGCCCTCAAGCTGAGCCTTGTTCTTGACGATCTCCACCTCGGCCTTGGCCTGCGATTCCTGCTGGGAAACCTGGGCGTCGATCTGCTTGACCTGGATTTGTATCTGGCCCTTGGTCTGTTCGATCTGCATCTGGGCCTGAGCCTTTGCCTGCTCAGCCTCTGCAATCGGGTTAGGCTTGGGCTGGGAAGCGGCGTCGATAGCGGCCTTCACATCGTCTTCGCTGAACGCAGGCCAGTAGCTCTCGGGGTTCCTGATGCCTGCGGCCTCAGTCAACTCCACAGCCGCCTTGCGAATCTTTGGGATGAACTCGATGGCCTTCGTCGCCATGCCAGCACCCGCCAATTGCTGCGCCATGCCGTTCTGTGCGCCCATGATCGTGTTGAGCATGGACATATCGCGGTCACGGGAGCCAGTCCCTAAGCCAACGTTGATGTTCACCGGCATGTCATCCGGCCACTGGCTCGGGTTAACCTCGCGGTACTTCTCGCCATCCATCTTGGAGGGGATCATCTGCGGCACTTGGTAGTATTTGATGCTCAGGCGGAGGCGCTTGGCAAAGAAGTCAGCAAACCCGAACTCGGCCATATCACGGGCGATTAGCTCAATCTGGCTATAGGCGGCTGACTGCTGGTTATTGCTGGCCGTGGCCGTCTGGTTCTGAAGCGTGTCAGGGTCCAACGCCATCGTGGTGCGGCTAACGCCAACGCGCTTGGCCGTTACCTCATCGAAGTACGGCAGCATATTGAGAATGTCGGACGTGTAGTTGGGGACGTTCTGCCAGACGATCGGCTTTGACCCAACCTTCTTCCAGATGATGCCGCCCAGCGTCTTGTTGGTCAGCACATCTGGGTTCAGGACGGAGCCAACATCCACTTCCTGCTGCGGGTTGGCCATCGCATACATGTTGTCATAGACATTGCGGATAGCGACTGTCTTGACGCGCTGAATGTCGATCATGCGATCAGCGGCAGACTCGCCCTCAAGCCTGTGCGCCTCTGGGTAGCAGGGAACAAGGGTGTACGGAATGTCATCGTCCCAGACGGACCATGCCAGCACATGACTGCCGGAATACCAGACCTCTAGCTGCTCTGCGATACCGTCGCCATCAACATCAGCCTTGGTAAAGTGGCGATAGAGCCCAACGATATCACCGGACTTGACGGTGCTGGACCAGTCCTGGACCGTGTTCTGGTAGCGAGCGAGCGTGACGGGGTTGTTCGTATCCTCGCCATAGGCGGGCAGCTTTTCGATCAGTTCGGTATCGAAGCCATACTCATCGGCCATTTCCATCAGGTCGGAGCGGGTGATGGTATCGTAGTAGTAGCCGCAGAAGCGGGCGGTTTCGATGCTCTCGGCTCGCGTCCCGTCATAGTAGAAGTTCTCTGGCTTGCAGGCTTCGTCAACGATGCGACCGGGCTTCGATTCAAACTCTACCCGAACATCCCAAGCCGGAACCTCGATCTCCTGCCCAAACTCATCAACGGCAAGGATGGGATCGGCTGGCTTCTGGCTGACGATCTTCTTGACCTTCTCTGGGTCAAGCATGGCGATTTGATCTAGCGTCAGGCCCTTGAGCGTCTCGCGCTTGGTCTCGGGGGCTTTCCACCAGCTAGAGAGAATGGCGAACTTGAGCTTGAGTGCATCATCAATGGCAGTCGATACGATGCGATAGCCTTTGTTCCTGCGCAGGAAGTCATAGTTCATGAACTCGGAGGCGTCACGAGCCCACTGTTCGTTCTCTTCGCCCAAAGCTTCGTACTCAACCATCTTCTCGCTGACGAAGGTACGGATGAGGCCGGGTTTGAGCCAAGCGATAACGTCTGCAACGTCGCGGCTGATCTGGCGGGAGCGATTGGGCAGGGACGGAATGTCGGGCATGCGACCAGCGAAGTAGTTCAGCGCCGTCTCACGCTGGCCGTCTATCTCTGATTCCTGGTAGGCGCGACCGGAAGCAATCTCACCGGAGACAATTGCGCCCAAATCGCTGCTCTCAATGACTTTTGAATTATCGTCTTCAGCCATGACGCTTGAACACCAGAGGCTCTAGGGTTGTCGGGACATAGCCCTTTTTCAAGACGCGGCGCAAGGTAACAGGATGAACGCCCAACTTGGCGGCGGCCTTGGTGTAGTTCATTTCTCCGCCCTTGCCGTAAGGACCGCAGACACGCCGAGCCCACTCGATCTCATCCGCCGACAAGGAACGCGGTCCCAGCGAGCGATTACGCTTCACCCTGTCGTTCTGGTTGTCTCGATGAGACCCGACGCGGAGATGGTCTGGGTTTATGCAGGACGGCTCGTCGCATGAGTGAAGGATATAGCCGCCCTCCGGAATCGGCCCTTTGTGGGCGATGTACGAAAGGCGGTGAGCGTGTTTTATCTTGGGGTACTCAGCCACGGAGGCCCAGCCGTATCCATTGGCATCAACTGCTCCGACCCAGTGCCAGCAGCCGGAATTAGGGTCTGGGATGCACGCCTGTTCAAGACGAACAGACAGACTATCGTAGACAAGGCCATGCTCGCCCTTGTTAGGGCGGGGAGGACTGCGCAAGTCCATCTCGATAACTTTGGAGTTGTCGTCTTGAGCCATTAAGCCGCAAAGCCCTCAACCTGCGGAAGCACGTCTGCGTCCGTCTTGAGTGACCAATAGACCGGGCGGGAACCGTTTGCAAGCAATAGCGGCTGATTGTTCGGTGAAACTACCTCAATCCGTATCCTGCCGTTAACCTCTGATACCTTGGCAATGAAGTGGCTTAGGAGAGGATATGCAGCGGCAAGGTCTGGCTCTACCTCGTCACGGCTGATTTGCTGGCCGTCAATCCACATGCGACCACACGTACTCGGCTAATGCCCTAACGTCGCCACGCTCCACAAACGTCCAGTCCTCATCTTCCTTGACCAGATACGCGCGGGCGATCTTCTTGAGCCTACCTGACGTGCCGCTCAGATGCCATTGGCGGCAGTGAGGGCATTTGTAGGTTCTGCGGCCACGATCCTTCCGCCGATTGCGACCGGCAACCTTGTCAGCCAGCAGCTTTGATGCAAATGGCTCTTTGCCGTCGCACTGGTCAATCCGCATTCATTTGTCCTGCGCTGCGATGCGCTCAAACGTCTGCTGTACGTCAGGCTGGCTCTTGCCGCTCAATAGCGCGATCTCATTGCGGAGATAGCCATAGACCTGAGCCAAGCGCTCTCGCGTGTCACCCTCGGGCAGCTTTAGCATGCGCTGGTAGACATTGGTCAGCGTTAGCATGATCTGGGTATCTTCGCCTTTAGCGGCCCTGATGAAGTCGGCTTGGGAGAGGTTAAGGTCAGGCATTGCGCAAATCCATTTCTATCAACCCCGTCTTTTCGCCCACATGGGCCGCTCGTTCAATGCACCAGACGATAGTTTCATTCTACGCAGCGAAGGCACCGACCTGCGGCATGAGGACATTCGTTGGCTCTTCGTAGTCGATAGCCATTAGTCCGCCAGCATCAGCGCCGTGAGACGAGTTGGACACCAAGTAAGCCTTACCATCGTTGCCGCGCACAAAATAGCACTCGTCAGTCTCAACGGTCAGGTTGTACGCGGGCTCTGCGTTCTCGTTCAACCCGCGCATGGTCGGCTCGCCTGCATTCCTTGCTGCACCTTGAGCCGAATGGCTGATAGCAGCCGAACTCCTTACCGCAAACACGGCAGACACAAGTGTATCGAGGCTCGGACTTGTGGAGGCTTCGGTGCTGGAAGCGCGGGAGAACGCCAAGGTTGTCGGGATGGTTGTTGAACGTATTGCCGTCGATGTGATGGACTTCATGGCCTTCCGGAATGCTACCATGCACAGCCGCATAGACCACGCGGTGAAGGAGGACGGAGTAACGGTTGCCCCGGCTTTGGCCTCTGGGGTTGCCGAGATAATAGCGGTCTTTAAGCCTAAACGGAACGTCGCAGACAAAGACGCGAGGATGCTCAGGCCCAAGGAACCTCGGGTCCAAAGCACGTCCTGCGGTGACAGTTCGCCCGCTTCCACCAGTCCCCGGCTCGTAAAAAACCGGTGTTCCGGAGTGCACTTGATGCCCTTGATGTTCGTCCATTTGCTGGTCTCTCTGACAATGCCAGAGCGAAGAATGGCCCTCACACCAGCCGGTGTCAAGACTTGATCATGCACAGCGACAGTCTCAACAGATTGCCAGCCATCGGGCGTTAACACCTGCGTTCCAGCCGCAAGGCACCAATCATGCTCAGGCCCTAGCCCAATGCCGCGCTTCTCGTCCTGTTTCTCGTGATACCAGCCTAGTGCCAGGCGTCCGGGCTGAGTGTTCTTGTCATCGAACCAGAGGCGGGGGAACAGCTTGCGCAGGGCTTCGACGCGCATAGAGGCAGCGCCAGCGCCTTGGTTTGGTATTGTCTTGGTCTCGAAACCCGCAGCCTGTATGGAGCTTTCGTAGGTTACGCTTATGACCTTCTCAGCGCTTGCTCCATCATGCGGCAAGATACAATAGGCGTCCTGATAGCCACGCTTCCTTAGCCATGCTAGATGGGCTGCAAGCGGCTGGCCCTTGGCCTCGTAGTAGTCCAGAACGTTAATGCGCTGGCCGATAAACTGCACAACCCAGATGGCCGTAGCGTCTGCCTTTGCGCCTGTTCCGCCGATATCCCAATAGGCTCTGATGGTCATG